AACAGGTGTTTCAGTTACTGGTGGGGATGCAACAGTTTATTTAGCAAAAGTTATTTCCGTACCAGCTAATGCTTCATTAGTTGTTTTAGATACACCTATCTATCTTATGGAAGCTGATACATTAAATGGTGGATCAAGCGCCGCAAGTTCATTAGACTTATTCATTACATATGAAACGCTAATCGATTAGGGGGTTAAATTATTATGGCTGCAAACGGCGGAATAATTGGACCTGTTAATACGATCTCAGCTGGTAAAAACAAAATTACAAGTACAACCTGTACAGGCTCAAGTACATTCACAACACAATCAGGAACAAGATTAATAGATTTTGCCGTTGTTGCAGGTGGTGGTGGCTCTGGAAATTCGAATGGTGGTGGTGGAGGCGCTGGTGGTTTAAGAAATATTTCATGCATATCAGTTGGTGGTAGTACAGATTATCCTATAACAGTTGGTGGTGGAGGAGCCGGTCTTCCGGGTCCCCATTGTCAGAGTAGTGGTAATGCCACTGCTGGTACTGATTCAGTTGCTGGTTTTCCACCTAGTCCAATAACTTCTGTTGGCGGTGGAGGTTCAGGTAGTGGTCAAGGTGATGGACCAGGAAACGATGCAGATGCAGGAGGTTCTGGAGGAGGTGGTGGAACAAATTTTGGATGTGGAGGTGCAGGAACAGCATGTCAAGGAAGTGCAGGTGGAAAGGGAGCTGGTCCTGGTTCTCCTTCGCCAGGTCAAGCAGGTGGTGGAGGTGGAGGTGCGAGTGCTGTAGGAGAATGTTCACCAGCAACAGGTCCATCTTGTAGGGCTGGAAATGGTGGTGTAGGAACAGATCTTTCACCTATATTTGGTACTGGTGTTGGGGCATCTGGATTTTTTTCAGGTGGCGGAGGAGGTGGAACACAAGCTCCTATGACTGCAGGAACAGGTGGTACTGGAGGTGGTGGGGCTGGTGCAACTGGATCTGGTGTAGCTGGAAATGCAGGAACAGTAAATACCGGTGGTGGTGCTGGAGGTGGCTCTAACACTCAAGGAGCCGGTGCAAGTGGTGGTTCAGGAATCGTCGTAGTAAAAGAATTAAATAGAGCTTCAGGAGTCTGGAGCATGAATACACTTTATGATCAAAGATTAAATGATAAGTGGATTGAGAATTATTCATCTCTAAATTACATGGTAGTCGCTGGTGGTGGAGGTGGTTCAGGTGCCGGTGGAGGAGCTGGAGGCTATCGTGCTTCTGGTTATGGACCTGCCCCTTTACAAGGAAGCACATTAAATATAAAATATGGACCTTATGCAGTAACAGTTGGTGGGGGTGGAGTTGGCGCTGTTAATCCTGCTCCAGGTACAGGTGGAATAAATGGTACAGCAGTAAAAGGTACAAGTGGTGGTGATTCAATTTTTAATGTATGTGGTGTAGAGGGAACAACAAAATTTACATCTGCTGGTGGAGGAGGAGGTGGTAATAACGCCGCTCCCGCTTTACCAGGTGAAGCTGGAGGTTCTGGTGGTGGCGCAAATTTAGCAGGAACTGCAGGAGCTGGTGATACTCCCGACGTAGATCCAGATCAAGGTTTTCCCGGAGGAACATCACAAGCACCAGGTCTTTCAACACCAAGTGGTGGTGGAGGTGGAGCAACAGCCGTTGGAGGTAACGGAGCTGCTCCTAACGCTGGAACAGCTGGAGTTGGTGGTGCAGGAGCACCAAACACAATTTTAGGACCAGATACTACATACGCTGGTGGTGGCGGAGGTGGAATGAATGCTTGTGGAGCAGGAGGTGCTGGTGGTTGTGGTGGTGGAGGTGCTGGTGGCGGTTCCCCATTAGGATCTATTCCAAATTCTACACAAGGTGGAACAAATGGAACAGTAAATACTGGTGGTGGAGGTGGTGGAACGATGGTAAATGGTGGTGGAAAAGCTGGTACCGGTGGTCCAGGAGTCGTAATTGTAAGAGTACCTAGTGATCGAACCTTAGCTGTAACTCCGGGATGTAATTCAACTGGCACAGCAGGAAGCTGTAAAACTGCTACATTTACAGTTACTGGAACGTTGACAATAACTTAAAAGTAAAATATAAATTAAAATTTAAGGAGCATAAATATGGCACATTTCGCAGAATTAGATAACAATAACATAGTAACAAGAGTGGTCGTTGTTGGCAATGATGTTACAACAGCAGCTGGACCTTTAGGAGATAATGATATGCATGTTGATGGTGAAACATGGTGTGTTAATTTTTTCAAAGGTGGAAACTGGAAACAGACTTCTTATAATTTTGATTCCGCAAAAGACAAATTCATTTCACCTCAACCATATGATTCTTGGGCATTGGATGGAAATGATGATTGGCAAGCGCCAGTTACTTATCCAACTGATACTACAGATAAAATGATTAGTTGGGATGAAGCAGGTCAAAAATGGACTGCAACGGATAATTCAGATCCGGTCAATAATTTCAATTGGGATGCATCAGCTCTAGCTTGGGTATCCGCATAAGGAGACTCATATGGCTAGCCCTTCAGCCTCAACAAATGGTGGTATAATCGGAGTAACTAATAACGCTTCCTTTGGGAAGGGTGTTATTACTTATAAAACAGCAGATGGGAGTGTAACAACTCAACCAGGAACTAGAGCTGCAACAATGTTACTTATTGCAGGAGGAGGTGCTGGATCTTCTGAAAGAGGTGGAGGTGGTGGAGCTGGTGGATTAAGAGAGATGTCAATTCCTGTTTGTGGAGACACACCTTATGCCGCAGTTATTGGTGGAGGTGGTACAGGGGGACCAGTTTCTCCTCCGGGTGCACGAGGAACAGATGGAACAAATTCAACTTTTACAGTAGGTTGCACAGTATATACTTCCGAAGGCGGTGGTGGCGGTGCAAGTAATGATAGTCCAGGTGTAGGTAGCGGTGGATCTGGTGGTGGTGGTGATGCTTTTCTAACCTTAACCGGTGGTGCGGCAGATACACCTTCTCAACCTTGTAATCAAGGATATGCTGGTGGAACTGGTGCATCAGCCTCCAGTAATGTAGCAGGCGGTGGTGGAGGTGGTGGCGCCGGTGCAGTTGGGGGAACTTTTGTTGCGTCTCCTGGGAATGCAGCAGGAGCAGGTGGAGTTGGTATAGCACCCGGATGTTTTCCAGGAGCGCCTTTTTTATCTAGTTGTAAAGTAGCTGGAGGCGGAGGTAGTGGAGGAGATGCAAGAGGATGTAATACAGGTGGCGCTGGTGGAGTTGGTGGTGGTGGCGCTGGTGGTAATGTATCAGACGGTGGCGTAGTTGCAGGTGCTGGTGGAACAAACACTGGAGGCGGCGGTGGCGCTGGTGGAGTTTATCCAGCAACAAGTTTTGTGGGACAAAATGGTGGTTCCGGAGCTTTCGCACTGAAAGAATTAAATAAAGCAAGTGGTGTGTGGTCAATGCAATCACAATTTCAAAATCAACAAGGCGGAACGTGGCCCGATGGTACTATAATAACAGCGGTGCCAAGTATAGATTATCTAGTGGTAGCTGGTGGTGGTGGAGGAGGATCTTTCATAGCAGCTGGAGGCGGAGCTGGAGGTTATAGAGCTTCTGGTTATGGTCCAGGCCCTTTACAAGCTCCTGATATAACATTATGTACTTCTACCACTTATCCAGTTACAATTGGTGGTGGAGGCGCTGGAGGAACCCCTCCAGATGGACCGACAGGAGCAGGAGTATCGGGTGATGATTCAGTTTTTAATGCATGTGGTGCAGAGGGAACAACAAAATTTACATCGGCAGGTGGTGGTGGAGGTTCTGCTAAACACGGACCAGGGGGAGCTGCTGCTGCTGCTGGTGGATCAGGTGGTGGTGGAGGTGCACTTGAACCAGGATCTCCTACTAATCCTGGAGGAGCAGGAAATACACCTCCTACTAGTCCTCTTCCTCCTCAAGGAAATCCAGGAGGTGATCAACCAGGCCCTGTTTCTAATGGAGATTATGCAGCCGGTGGTGGTGGAGCTACTGCAGCAGGTGCTACTGGTAGTGGAGGTGGTGGAGCAGGTGGAGCAGGAGTACCAAATGATATTTCAGGAAGTGCAGTATCTTATGCTGGAGGAGGTGGAGGTGCAACTTCTGGACCACCATCTGTTGGAGCTGGAGGAACAAGTCCCGCTGGTGGAACAAGTGGTGGAGCTGGAGGTTCAACAGGTGCTGGAATAACAGGAACAGTTAACACTGGTGGTGGGGGTGGTGGAGCAGGAAATTCTCCTTTAGCTGGTGGTACCGGTGGACCTGGAGTTGTAATCATTAGAGGCCCTAGTGCGGTAACATTTGCTGTAACACCTGGATGTAATGCAACTGGCACAGCGGGAAGTTGTAAGACTGCTACCTTTACTGTTACTGGTACATTAATTATTTCTTAAGTCTCTTTACTCTTTCTTTAAACTGATATAAAACATATGTATAAAGACATATGAACTTAACAAATTATTATTGGTACTTTCAATCAGCCGTTCCTTCTAGGATCTGTGATGAGATTGTTAAATATTCAAAATCTATTCAAGATCAATTAGCAACTACTGGTGGCTACGGAGATCCTAAAAAATTAAATCAAAAACAAATTAAAGATTTAAAAAAGAAAAGAGATTCAGATATTGTTTGGTTAAATGAGCGTTGGATCTATAAAGAGGTTCAACCTTATGTTCATCAAGCTAATGCAAATGCTGGCTGGAATTTTCAATGGGATCATAGTGAATCTTGTCAATTTACACAATATAACAAAGGACAATATTATGACTGGCATTGTGATGGTTGGGATCGACCCTATCAAAGACAGCAAGGGGACCCTTCACATGGAAAAATTAGAAAGCTATCTGTAACATTAACTTTATCGGATCCTAAAGATTATAAAGGGGGAGAATTAGAATTTGATTTTAGAAATTTAGACCCTGATAAAAAACCAAACATTAAAAAGTGTAAAGAAATATTACCTAAAGGATCCGTGGTTGTATTTCCTGGATTCGTGTGGCATAGAGTATGTCCAGTTAAAAAAGGAACCAGACATAGTTTAGTTATGTGGAGTTTAGGATGGCCATTTAAATGAAGAAGAAAAAAAGTAAAAAAGAATTAGATAAAACATTTCCCACACAATTAACTAGAGAAAATTATTTTCAATGTCCTGTATGGTTTGCAGACGTCCCTCAATTTGTGGAGGATTTAAATAAAGCATCGGATCCTTATATTGAAATAGCCAAGAAAAATTTAAAAAAAGATATAGCTAAAAGAAATAAAAAGTTCGGAGACCGAGGAGATATGGGACACGTATTTCATTCAACCCCTTTAGTTGGAGACTCTAATTTTTTAACTTTACAAAATTATATAGGAGCCACGGCCCATAATCTATTGGTAGAGATGGGTTTTGATTTAACTAATTATCAAGTATTTACCACAGAAATGTGGGTACAGGAGTTTGCTAAAAAAGGAGCAGGCCAACATAGTTTACATACTCACTGGAACGGTCATATGTCAGGATTTTATTTTTTAAAAGCCAGTGAAAAAACATCAAGACCAATATTCGAAGACCCAAGATCAGGGAATCTAATGAATCTTTTACCTCAAAAAGATATGACTAAAATAACTTATGCTAGTCATCAAGTTAATTATGAAGTAAAACCTGGAAGGATGATTTTCTTTCCATCATATATGCCACACATGTACACGGTTGATATGGGATATGAACCGTTTAGGTTTATACATTGGAACTGTCAAGCGATACCGAAAGGAGTATTAAATATTTCACGAGGTGAACCTGGAAAAGGAGATCAAAATATCTATGCTAAAAAAAAATAAAGTAATTAATATTATTAAACTAAAGGACATCGATCCAGTTAGAACTGCATATATTCATGCAACACTAGGTCAACATCCTAAGAAACGTAATCCAGATTTTGTTGAAACATTAATAAATAATAAATTAACCAAAGAAAAAAATGTCATTCAAAAAAAATAAATACAAAATATTAAGAGAAGCCATTTCAAAAGAGCTGGCCTCTTTTGTTTATTCTTATTTTTTAAAGAAAAGACAAGTGGCGCGTTTTTTATTTGATCAAAAATATATCTCACCCTTTACAAACTACTGGGGAGTATGGAATGACGAACAAGTTCCTAATAGTTATTCTCATTATTCAGATGTAGGAATGGAAACATTGTTAGAAGCTTTAAAAACAAAGATGGAAAAAGAAACAGGTTATAAGTTAAATGAAACTTATTCCTATGCAAGAATTTATAAAACAGGAGACGTTCTTCATCGACATAAAGATAGATACTCCTGTGAAGTCTCTACTACTCTTCATTTAGGAGGAGATCCATGGCCACTTTATCTAGATCCTACTGGTAAAAAAGGTCAAGCAGGTATCAAAGTAGAACTAAAACCAGGAGATATGTTAATTTATTCTGGATGTGATTTAGAACATTGGCGTGAAGCTTTTGCTGGTAAAGACTGTGGTCAAGTTTTTTTACATTATAATGATGCTAAAAAGAAAACTGCTAAAGCAAACAAGTTTGATGGACGTCCTTTTCCAGGGCTTCCGGCATGGTTTAAAGGCTTTACACTCCCTAAAAAATAGTATACATAATTAGACTGGTGGGGGAAAATGCCACCACACTTTCCCCTGCTTTAAAACATATTGATTCTCACCATAATCTGCTATATTTATTAAAAAAGGTTTTTAATATGCTACAAAAGATAGGTTTTTTACCAGGATTTAATAAACAAATTACCCCAACAGGCGCTGAAGCCCAGTGGACTGACGGAGAAAACGTTCGTTTTAGATATGGTACACCTGAAAAACTAGGTGGATGGAATCAATTAGGAGAAAGTAAATTAACAGGTGTCGCCAGAGGGCTGCATCACATGGTTAGTAAAACTTCTATTAAGTATGCAATAATTGGAACCAACAGAATTTTATACGCTTACACGGGTGGTGTTTATTATGACATTCACCCTTTAGTTAATCCATCAGGTACAGCAATTACTAATGCATTCACTACGACTAATGGTCAGACAGAGGTTACTATTACTTTTTCTGGATCTCATGGATTCGTAGCTGGAGACATTATTTTATTTGGAGGCACAGGTACTTTTACCTCTATTACTAATTCAGATTATACAGCATCTGATTTTGCGGATACCAAATACATGGTAACGTCAGTACCTACTTCTACGACCATTACGATTACTATGGATAATGCTGAAACAGGATCAGGAGCCACAACTTCAGGAGGAATAACTTATTATAGATATTATTCGGTAGGCCCAGCAGAACAAATTGGAGCCTATGGATTTGGTATATCTTTATATGGTGGTAATATTTTAGGTTCTACTACAACTACTTTAGACGGAGCTTTACTAGATGATACGGCAGGGACAGGTGGCTCAGGAACAACTGTTGATGTAGCTAGTACTACTGGTTTTCCTTCTTCAGGCACTAATTATTTTCAAGTAGGCACAGAAGAAATTTCTTATACAGGAGTAACGTCTACAAGTTTTACAGGAATTACAAGAGCTGTAAGAAACTCAACAAGAGGTTCTCATTCAGATGGTGCAACAGCTACTAATACTTCAAGCTGGACGGGATGGGGTTCAGAAGCAGCTAATACAGATAAAGTAACGGATCCCGGTCTCTGGTCCTTGGACAATTTAGGGACAACTCTTATTGCTTTAATTCATAATGGAGCTGTCTTTGAATGGGATGCAGATGCAGCTGATCCAACTGGAACGAGAGCTACTGTTATTTCAGGTGCACCAACAGCGTCTAGAGATATGTTAGTCTCGACTCCGGATCGTCACTTAGTTTTATTTGGAACTGAAACCACAATTGGA